GTGACTTGGCTGATCAACTGATTGAAAACGGTTCATCTTTAGACGTAGCCCGTGAGGCGGTGCTTGAGAAAATTGGCGCTAAGCCTGTTGAAACAGTGGCACCTGTTGATCTTGGTCAGCAAACCCAAGAGCGTTACCAGCTCATGGATGGTGTCAGGGCACTAATCACTGGCGATTGGACCTCACATGGTGCTGGTCTTGTTCGTGAACTGAGCCAAGAAGTCGCACGAACCTCTGGTCTTAGCGCCACTGGTGAGCGTTCCTTCTTTGTACCGTTTTCTGCTCTTACCCAGCAACGAGCCACCTACAACACAGGTGCTGCAAATACTGGCGGCAATTTGGTTCAGACCGATCTGCTGGCTGATGACTTCATTGAAGCCCTGCGAAACGCTTCCCCTGTAGTTGGTCTTGGCGTTCGCACTCTGACTGGTTTGGTTGGCGACGTGGCAATTCCTCGTCGTTCTGGTGTTGCTAGCGTTTACTACTTGGCAAACGAGACCACCGCGATTACGCAGGGTGAGTCAACTTTTGATCAGGTGACGATGTCACCTAAAAACTTGGCAGCACTGTCTAAGTACAGCCGCCAGACACTTCTTCAAGCTACACCCGGCATTGAGGAGCTGGTGCGTCGTGACCTGACTGACGGCATCAACGCTGCTGTTGATTCTGCAGTGCTGAACGGCTCAGGCTCTTCCGGTCAGCCCACTGGCATTCGGAACACCAGCGGCATTGGCTCTGTTGCGATGGGCACCAATGGTGGTGCGATCACTATGGAGAAAATCGTTGACTTGGAGACTGAAGTGCTCCAGGACAACGCTGGTGGCCCAAACATGGCTTACATCACTAACGCCAAGGTGATGGGTGCTTTGAAGAAACTCCGCGCTGGTGGTTCCTCCGCCACTGACGGTGCTTTCCTCTACAACACCGATCTGCAGGCTGTTGGTCGTGGCCCTACGCCTCTGACCTTGAACGGCTACCCGATTGCCGTCACCAACGCTGTTCCATCCACTTTGGATAAAGGAAGTAGCTCAGGTGTCTGCTCTGCTCTGGTTGCTGGTGACTTTAGCCAGGCAATGTTGGGTTTCTACGGTAACGGTCTTGAAATCACTGTTGGGACTGACTCTGACGACTTCAGCAAGGCATTGACTTCGGTTCGCGGCATCATCACATTTGATGTGGCAGTACGCCAAGCAACTGCTTTTGCTTCCATTGAAGACATCACCACCGCTTAATAACGAGGAAGGGGCCGGAAACGGCCCTTTTTTTTCTTATGCAAATTACCTGCACTAGAAACGTCATGGCTAGCGGCCAAGCCCTAGAGGCTGGTCAGTCTTATGACGTGTCGGACTCTGACGGCGCACTGCTTATCCGCATGGGTAAAGCAGTTGAGAGCGAAGCACCTACTAAATCTAAGGCTAAGGCAAAACGCACTACTAAAGCAAAAGACGATGGCGCTTGCAGACTTCCTGAGTGATGATCTAGCGGTTTTTTTAGATGATCCTTTTGCTGTGTCTGCTACCTCTGGCGCAACAACTGCAAAAGTTATTCTTGATCAGCCAAGTCAAGTGTTAGCTGGTGACATGGTGCTTAGCACTGACTACCAAGTCACCGCCAAGGCTTCTGACTTTGGCACTCTTACAGCAGGCACTAGCATCACCGTCGATTCTGTTGCCTACACAGTGCGTGAGACACGCCTTATAGATGACGGATTGCTTTGTGAAATCTCGCTGCAGAAAACATGACGACGTTGCGAGAGAACATTCTTGATGACATCGTCAGCAGCCTTGCTGGCACAACCAACGTCGGAACGCGCATCTATAGAAGCCGTGTAGTTCCGCTGCAGCGTGGTGAGAGCCCTGCGCTAGTCGTTGAGGCGATTAGTGACACACCTGAGCAAAACACCAGCCTGCCAACGTTGGATTGGTCACTGACAGTGCGTGTGTCTGTAATCGTGCGTGGCGACAAGCCTGATGAAGTTGCAGACCCAATCGTTGAAAGTTTGCACAGCAAAATCATGGCTGATCTGACGCTTGGCGGTTACGCAATCGACGTGCAGCCAGGAACGACAACGTTTGAGCTGGTTGACGCTGATCAGCCAGCTGGTGTGATTGGTGTTGAATATTTAGTGCGTTACCGCACCAGGCTCGCTGACCTGACTCAAGGCCCGTGACTATTATGGGTTCTGATAGTCAACTTGTTGTTCTCAACTGAGGTTTTGACCGATGGCACTTAGAACAAGTCAACGCCTCTTGTTGGCAAAAATTGAGAGCAGCTATGGCACTGACCCAACGCCAACGGGTGCAGCAAACGCAATTCTTGTGCGCAGCCTAGAGATCACGCCTTTTCAATCTGACGTTGTTGAGCGTGAGCTTGTTCGTGGCTACATGGGTAATTACCAAACACTTCATGCAAACCAGCGTGTTGAGGTGACGTTTGAGGTTGAAATGGCTGGCTCAGGTACAGCTGGTACGGCTCCGGCTTATGGACCTCTGCTCAAAGCTTGCGGTAATAGCCAGACAATTGTCAGCAGCACGTCTGTCACTTACGCCCCTGTGAGCAGCGGCTTTGACTCTGCAACGCTGTATTTCTTCCAAGACGGTGTTCAACAGAAAGTAACTGGCGCTCGAGGTTCATTCTCAATCAGTGCTGAGGTGGGAGCAATCCCAACTATCAGCTTCACAATGGTTGGTCTGTTTAACGCACCCACAGACGTTGCCAATGCAACGCCGACGTATCAAAACCAAGCGGACCCAGTCTTGTTTAAAAACGGGAACACTACCAGCCAGGAACTGTTTAGTTTTGCAGGTGCTGTGCAGTCGTTTAGCTTTGACCAGAACAATCAGACTGTTTATCGCGAACTGGTTGGTGGCACAAAAGGTGTTCAAATTACCGATCGCCGACCTGGCGGCAGCATTGTTCTTGAGGCTGTCACGATGGCAACTAAGAACTACTTTTCTGCAATCACAGGTGCTGCTACTGGAAACAACACTTTCCAGCACGGCCAAACGGCTGGCAACATTTTTACGTTTAGTGCGCCACAAACTGATTTGTCTGCTGTTACCTACTCAGATTCTGATGGCATTCAAATGCTGAATTTTGACTTTACAGCCACTCCAACAACAGCTGGAAACGACGACTATTCCTTGGTATTGACTTAGTGCGCTAGTTTATGGGTGAATTATTCTTTTTATGGGATTCGTCCTCAAAAAGTCCAACACCTACAAGTGGCCTGTTTCTGTAGATGTCCCTGTTGATGGGGGCAAACATGAGCGGGTCACTTTTGACGTTGAATTTAAAGATCTCACCCAAAGTCGTCTCTTAGAAATTGCTGAGCTAAGCGGTGATGGAAATTTGTCTGACGTTGAGATTGCTCGCGAGGTGATGTCAGGCTGGGCAGGCGTTGAGGACGAGAATGGCAAAGAGCTGCCTTATAGCATCACCAAGCGTGACGAGCTGCTTGATGTGCCAATGATGGCTAGTGCCATTGCAGGTGCTTATTTGGAAAGCAAGCAGGGAGCTAAAAGAAAAAACTAGAAGAGGCCGTTGAGTATCTGTTCAACGGCCCTGATGATCAGTCGCAGCTGATGGCTGATGCCAAAGCGTTTGGCCTGGCGTTGCCTGTGAAAAAAGCGCCTGTCGATTTTGAGGTGTGGCCTGACAACTGGCCTGCTGTTGAGATGTTCTTGCGCTGTCAAACCCAATGGCGCACAACATCAGCAGGCGTGTGCGGGCTGGACTATACAGCTGTTCTCGCGGTGTTTAGACTTTACGAAGTTGAGGATCAGCCGACCGTGCTTGAGGACTTACAGGTCATGGAAGCTGCGGCGGTCAAGATCTTGAACAAGGAGAGCAAGTAAATGGCTGCCAAGTTTGGTCTGTTAATCGACGCCAAAACTAAAGGCGAAAACAATATCAAGCGCCTTGGCAACTCCATGCAGGGGGTTGAGGGCAAGGCCAAAAACCTTGGCATGGCTGTTCGGGGTGTTGGCGCAGCCTTTAAAGGCTTGCTGGCTGTTGCTGCTGTTGGCGGTATTGCGGCTTTAGGCAAAAGCCTTCTAGACAGTGCTGATGCCTTTGGCAAGCTAAGCGTTCGCACAGGCATTGCCGCTGGTACGTTGATGGCTTACGTCAACGCAGGCAAGCTCGCGGATGTAAGTCAAAGCGAGATTGAAACTGGCTTGCGCAAGCTGGCTCAGACGCAGGTTGAGGCCGCTGAAGGCGTTAAAACTTACGCTGAGGCATATGGCAAGTTAGGCATCAGCGTTAAAAAAGCAGATGGCAGTCTGAAGCCGTCTGACAAATTGCTAGGCGAAATTGCAGACAAGTTTGCACAACTGCCTGATGGGCCAGAGAAGGCAGCTGTTGCAATGGACATCTTTGGACGTTCAGGCGCAAAGCTCATCACGTTGTTGAATGGTGGCTCAGAGTCACTAGAAAAATTTAGCGTTAATGTAAGCGACAATTTTGCAAAAAACGCTGAGCTTTTTAATGATCAAATTGCAGAGATAGGAATCAAATTTGCTGAGGTTGGAGCAGTATTGCTTGACGCCATGCTGCCTGCATTAAATGCTGTGGCTTTAGGCTTTAAGAATCTTTTGGAGAATATAACTAACAATCTTCCTGTAATTCTTGAGGCTTTTGGCTTTATGACAAAAGCTGTGCTTTTATTTGGCAGTGCAATGGTTGGTGTTGCTGCTGGCAAGGCGTTCACGGCGTTGATCACCAACCTCAACACAGTTGTAAAAATAACCCGCACGCTTTTTAACCTTGAAAAGGCCAGGCTCGTCATTCAGCAAGGCATTATCGCTTTACAGTCTGCTAGCGCATCAATAGGTAAAGGCGGCAAGATTGGTGCAATCCTTGGCGTTGGTGTCGGTGCTGCAGCTATTGCAGGATCACAAAAACTAATAAGCGATATTTTTAAAGGCATTGAAGAGCGATTTGCTGGGCTAGGAGGAGATGGCGCTGGCACTGGACTTGGTGCAGTTACTTTGCCTGGGTTGCAATTTGATCCGATTGTTACTGGTGGCACAAAAACCAAAAAAACCAAAAAAACCAAAAAAACCAAAACGCCAGTGCAGGTCTCTGACGAGGTGCTGCGCCTCACAAAAGAGATCAATGCTGCAAGGCTTAAAGGCAACAAACTTGCTGAGGTTGATCTTGGCTATGACCTTGCAATTCAGCAGCTAAAAGAGAAAGGTGTTACAGGCAACAATCTTGAGTTACAGCAAAACAACCTGCTGACGCAGTACACGCTAGATCGCTTGAATGTTGTGCAGGCCATGGGCAAGGCGCAAGACAAATTGAACGACAAAACCAACAAGTACAAAGTCACAATAGAACAGGTCAAGGATATGCTGGCAAATCAGCTGACAAGCGCAATTACTGGTTTAATTGATGGTACAAAGTCATTGAAGGAATCGTTGTCAGGACTTCTTAAAAGCTTTGGTCAAATGTTTTTGCAGGCTGGCATGAAAAACTTGGTTGCCAACATTTTTTCAAGCGCAAAAGGCAATGCGTTTGCCCAAAACAAAATTGTTCCTTACGCCAATGGTGGCTTAGTTAGCAGACCAACCTTGTCTCTTATGGGTGAGGCAGGCCCTGAGGCTGTCTTGCCACTTAAACGTGGTGCAAATGGACAGCTTGGAGTGCAGGTATCTGGTGCAAATATGAACGAGGCAATGGGGCGTTATGCACGGCGTGGATCAGGCGCAGCGATTACAACTGACGACGCTGCTGCTATGGCTGGCGCTGAAGGTGGTGGCTCATTTTTAGACGTTCATTACAACGTCGAGCGTATTAATAAAGTTGATTACGTCACTGCTGTTGAGTTTGAGCGTGGCATGACGCAGGCTGCAAAACGCGGTGCAGAGCTTGGCCGTCGCAATGTCTACAGTGACCTCGTGAACAAGCGCAGTGTTAGAAGCAGGGTTGGCGTATGACACTCGAAGCAATCACCACGTTTATCTTTTTTGAGGATGACGCGGGCGCTGACCAAGGCAGGTATCAAAACAGCAATACTGCCGACACGATCACGTTTGACTCAAGCCCGTATGCGTTCTTGCCGTTTATCTACAACGGCGCAACCAAGAGCTTGACCGGTGACAACGTTGAAAGCACTCTCACCTTTGCCAATAACAAACTTAGCCTTGCCAAGGCTTATGAGGCGCTTGAGAAGTTTTGGTCAGTGCGCGTGGACACGGTGCTAATGCACCCTTCAACGTTTCTGCCTAACCGGACGCTAACGACTGAATACTGGATCCCGTCCAGCATCAGTTACAACGTTGAAGGAGTGCAGCTTGCGCTCAGCACAGCTATTGACGCTGTTACCTCGTCTATTCCAAACAAAGTCCTGAGGTCTAGCGATGTGGGCGCATTGCCTGTTAGCTCTCGTATCTCAAACGTTTGATTGAGCCATATCAGTTGATTGGTCTGCCGTATCGGCTTGGTGCTGTGCCGGAAAAGCACGGTGCTGCAGATTGCTTGACTCTGTCAAAAGCTGTGCTGGCTTGGTACGGGATTGAATCCCCTTGCCCGACGCGTTCTTGGTACAAAAGACTTAGAGCCCAAGACTACTCAATTTTTTGGGAGCAGCTGGAGCTGTGGGGCATTAAAACGGATGCCGCTAAAGTGGGCACAATCGGGCTTATTCGTGCTGCTGACAGTAGTTACGGGCTTGCTGCTTTTTATGATGACGGATGGCTTCAATTCAAAGACCGTCAAGTGATATGGATTCCTTGCAGCGGGCTTACTCCTGTCGCTCTTTACTGCCCGCAGAGCAGCAGATCATTGATGCCTTAGGGTTAACGATTGATGAGTATTGGGAGTTTTGCCGTTTAGCTGATTGCAAGGCAAAGGACCGAGGCGACCAATATGCGTTAATTCCTGAGATCGTTGCAACAGGTGAGCCTTTAACTACTTTTCAAATTGTTAGTCTCATTCTTGGCGTAGTCAGCACTGCAGCGTCAATTCTGCTGCAGCCTGATTTGCCTACTCCAGAGAAAGCTCCTCCTGGCATCAGAACGGCAGACGTTCGTGGTCAGACAAAGTTTGCCGATCTTTACAGCTTCGATAGTGTTCAAGATCTCGCTGCACTCGGAACGATTATTCCTTTGATTTTTGCCAAGCGGCAAAAGCTCCTTGGAAACACTGAAGTTGTTGGCGGCATCCGAGTTAAAGGATTGCTGCTTTGGTCGCAGCTCTTGAGTAAAGGCAGCCACCAAGAGTTGAAGATGCTGACGACTCTTGGCCTCTCTGCACTTGGGGCAACACCTGACTCAGCAGGACTGGCTATTGGTGATCAGTTGCTAAGAAGCTATCAAGAGGCTAGGTATAGAGCATACTTCCTTGACAATGACAAAAATGGTGGGCGGATAAATGTCAGCAATTCTATTGCAAATTCTGGCAATCTTTCAACACTAGAACACAGCGATGTATTTGAGGCTTATGATGAAAAATTCAACCAATACAGGCCACTAACTTGCGGCACAAGAACGCCTAGTTCTCAGTCAATTTTTGGTTGCCACTCGCCTGTTTCAAACGGACATCCATATTTCTTGCCGTATGAGATTGTACAAATTTTTGACAACGAACAGTCTCTAAGAGAAAAAAGAGACAAGATTAGAACTTTAAATCCTGAATTAAACTTGAGAGCATATCCTGCAAGGCAGGGAATGGAAAAAATCAACAGAGCTAATGTTACGAGCGGGCAAGTCCATGTTGTAGAGGTTGGGGATATTCTTACTTACAGAGGCTCTGCAATTAGGGAAAATCCCGACCTTTTCCCACCTCACGGCCTCGATGATGTAAACACTGCAACTGATTCAAGGCTATCGGCAGCTGACGCAATCATTTCGGTTGGGGATTTGTATTTGTTCGGTGGAGCGTTGCTTAAATGCATCGACAGGCCCGCGACACCCTACGAAGCTTCACGCGGCTTAGATCGTGAATACGAGTTTGAGTGCATTGAGCCGGGAAGTGTTTATTTCCAAAATGCAGACCATAACCCACTGGAAAAGGCAAACAACCCTTTTGGTCAGACACTTCAGCGTGTTGACATTGCCACAGTCACTAACAATCGCGTATGCGATCAGACGGAGATTGGCATTAAAAGCGTTGTCTTTAAGCGCATTGATAATTTTGCCAATGTTAATTCAGAACCACCGCTTGAAATTTTAGAAAATTTTGAAAAAGACAAGCAAGCGTTTTCTTTAGGTAGAGTCACAACATTTCAAAACCGATACAGCTTTTTTGAATTACAATATAGAAAAATTAAAGATCCAAGTACAACTGCTTTTATTTCTATATCTGCTGGCAAGTTTTTTGGCGTGAAGGGCGACAACCCTCAACCTCAATACAACACGATTACGATCAGTCATCCCCCCGGCCAATACGAATTTAGATTGCTGCCTGTGCCCGGCAGCACAATTGATGGTCTTTATTTACAGCCTGATCTTCCGGTTAAGCAGTTGTGTTTGTTGACGGGCAACCCAGCAGAAGAGTCAAGACCACATGTGATTAGCCAAGACGTAAATGACTTTGTTGTAAGTTTTTCAGGTGAGTTTGTTTCACTCACCGAAAATACCGTTTCTAATGACGAGTTTTACTTTAAGCGCGTAGAGGCCGGTGCTCCGGTCACGGGCAGGGTGCAAAAACTATCTCATACCAACATGGGAGTTTTGCCTGATGCTGTCAGGTGGCAACTTGTTGAAAGTCCCAAGTTAGAACGTGATGCTGCGACGGGAGAGCTAATCACTGGCGTAGAGATTCAAGTTAACGATACCTCTCAAATAGAAGCCCGCTGGGAGGGAAGACTTCTGGACAATAGATTAGAGCTAGGCAATGCATATCAATATGACCCGACCGACTTTACGACAGTTGCTGCTACTCAAAAATTTAGTCCTATTGAATCGCCGGATCTTGAATTTACCGATGCAGTGCTTTCTGCTCACCACTATATAGAGACCAATCCTAATGGAACGCTTAAGGCAGCAATTTATGGTGGCACTAACGTGATAAGTCAGACACAAGATCCAACACTTGCAGATAATTTCAACAAGATTTACAGAGTAAAGCCAGACACCGAGCGCACACCAGCCGAAGACCTAGGAAGCGTAAGCCAGCAAACTGCATTCAATCGTGATCTCACACAAGGCGCATACTACGGCGTGTGGGTAAGTAGAGATACAGAACTCTTTCAAGCATGGTGGAACAGTGAACTTGTTCCTTTGTCTACAGAAGGCAATGAGGTGTATATAGACAATGTGGCTTATGTACGAGGCATAAACTCGGAGTATGTTCCACATCTAAATGCTGATGTTTTCGAGATTGTTCGCAAAATTTTTACACCTTCTGGCACAGTTCGCTACTTCCAACCTATTCAAAAAGTAGAAGTAGTCGAAGACGAGCCAGCTGTATATAGATATGCGTTAGGGTTTTATAGTTTTGACTTTGAAAAGCATCAATTTGTTTCTGGCGGTGGGCCAGCCAATTACACGCCTTTAACTACTGGCCCCAAAGCTTATCAAGGCAACGGGTCAGGGTTGACAGTTAACGCATCTAGTTTTGCCACAGGTCAATGGCAATGGATAGTTGTTAATAAAGGCACGGGGTACGAAGTAGGCGAGACTGTGGTATTTCAGTTTGCTGATGGGACGACAACCGACGACCTGCAAATTACGGAAATTGATGTTGAATTCATTCAAGGTAAGGTACGTCCGCCTCTAAATATCAGAGATGGAATCGCGGACTATCCGAAGTTTGAGCTAGAAAAGACAAGCCACCAAGATGGCCCAGAACACCAAGTTGTGTTTGTCAACGAACTGGTGCGCCTTGTGGACGAAAATTTGACGCAGGTAGAGACAAGGTACGAAGACCTGTCGTTGCTTGGATTGCGCGTGCTTGCAGGCAAAGACTGGACATCGATGGGGCAGCTAAGTGCCTACATCAAAGAAGGCATCAAGGTTGAGCGGCTGATCAACGATGATGGCACAACGGCTTCCCTTACGGCAGAGCCTGCATCAACTAATAATTTTGCAGAGATCGCTTTTAATTTGCTGGTCAGCCCTCGCCTTGGCGCTGGCAAGCGCATACCGCGAGACACAATTGATCGTGACGCAATGACGATTGCGGCTAAGTTCTGTCGCGCCAACAACTTTAGATTTGATGGTGTCATTGGCGAGCGCACTCTTTTGCGAGAATTTATTCAGCAAAACGCAGCATTTTGCCTGTTAGATTTCAGCATTGTTGGAGGCAAGTTTGCTTTAATACCTTCTGTCCCTTACAACTCTCAAAACTTTAAGATTGATGGGTCTGCAGACATAAATAAGAGCGTTAAGGCGCTGTTTACTGATGGCAACATGAAAGATATGCAGGTAAGCTTTTTGCCAACGCAAGAACGACAAGTATTCAAGGCAACCGTTGCTTACAGGCAAGAAAAAGAAAACGGATTCTCTTCGCAGAAAGTATTGCAAATGCGTTTTAAAGACGGGAAAGGTGGTTCTGACAGTGATCCTGAGGAGTTTATTGATCTCACAAGTTTCTGCACTAACAGAACTCATGCAGAGCGATTAGCAGAGCACAAGCTGATGTTGCGTAAGCATAGTGAGCACAACATCAGTTTCAAGACAACCCCAAGTTCTGCTCTGAGCATTGCGCCTGGTGATTACATCAAAGTGATCTCTAACGCATCGCACACGAATCGTTTCAACAACGGCAGTATTGATCAGTTTGGTGGGGTTACCTCAACTAAAAAGCTTTTTGACGGTACATACACTGTTTTCTTTTGGAGGCCCGGTCAAACAGAAGTTCAAGAAGGAGCCCTTCGTATTGAAGGCGGCAAGACCGGCGATGAAACTTTCTTTGGCTCAATTTTTACGATTAAACTTACAAATGAGCAAAAACGTATTTACAAAGTAACGAGCTTAACTACTGATGACGATGGCTTTGTCGATGTCACGGGCAGCTTTCAAAAAACGTACATGGTTGAAGTGAATCCTGGTGTGTTCGAGGCACGTTTAAGTACACTGCGTACAAATGGTGAATTTGAGGTGCTGGCGTAATGGCGGCTGTGAGCTTCCCGGCACTGGTCCCAAGTAGCCGTTCCTATACGCCGGGTGTTTTCCCTGAGCAGCAGTTCCAAGCGCAGAACGGTGCCGTTGTCAGGGTCCGCTATGGCAACCAGCGGTACAGCAGCAGCTTGTCTCTCACGTTTGCAAACATCACCGACAGCAATGCTGCGTTAATACTGCAAAACTACGTTGATGTAATGGAAGACGACAATTACGCCGAGTTCACCACAAGCAATGTCGCAGCCGGAGCATCTGAGGGTCTAACCCCTTTCATTAGAGAAACAAACAGCTTGCTGAAGTGGAAATACGCATCGCCACCATCAGTTACAAGCGTCAAGCCAGGACTGTCTACAGTGACGTGTGAGTTCATCGGCGAGCTTGAGGGTGCCTGACCATGGCTAAGTATTACGCGGGTCAAGATGGCAGTGTCGAGCTTGGCGGTGTCGCCGTTGCCAAGGTTGTGCAGTGGTCATTGACTGCCAACACCGATGCCCTTGAGGTGACGGTGCTGAATGAAGATGTGCGGACTTTCACCACTGGTGTTCGTACTGCCTCTGGTGCGTTAACGGTTTTGTATTACGACGACGCACCAGTCAAGCTGCTGAATCAAGTGAATCAAGACACTACAGCTGACGCGTCTATTACGTCTGTCGCAAGATTAAAGCTGAAGTTTGACGACAAATTTATGGAGTTCGATGCGGTGCTGAACAGTGCTGAGCTGGCCTGTGTTGTCGGTGAGGTGATGCGCGTGAACGTGAACTACACCATGAGCGGTGATTTCGTCAGTAAGTCGCTATGACTGTTTTTCTTGGCAACTCCGGTCGAGTCAGGCTACGTCGCAGCACTCCTGAGCGCACGTTTATCAGCACGGTTGATCCTGGTGATGTCAACGTCAGCAAAAAGCGGTTTAGCTTTGACTTTCCGCAAGAGATGCTGCTGACGGGCGATCGTCTGCAGATTAAAAGCACCAACGGCGCAAACCTTGCTTTTATCGACGGTTCTGGCTGGGACGTTGGCAGTCAACTACCTGATGGTGCTTGGTACATCAACGTTGATGAGCTTGGTGGCATTTGCCTTTATGACACGTTTGCCAACGCTTTAAACGGCCAAAGCACAGGCAAAATCACGTTGGCTGCCATCTCAACAGCCATCCCGATTGAGGTCAAAAGCGTTCAGGCTGAATACAACATCTTTGGCTTGGTCCGTTCCTTTGAGCTAAACAACGACCGCGAAGTCGTGGATGTGACGGCACTTAGCGATGAGTTTCGCAAAAACGAAAGCGGATTGATCAGCGGTAGCGGCAGTATCAGCTGTGAATTTCACTATAACCCTGACGCAGCAGGGCTGACTGTTGATACAGATGTGCCGAGCTACCTGCACGAGCTAATCCTTAGGCAAAAGCTGGGTGCCGAGTTTGACGCTGAGCTTTACATTGTTGAGAAAGGCGAGAACGCAGAGGCCACAAATGACTTTTTCTACTTTGAGTTCAAAGGCATCGTTACTAACGCTGCGATTGCCTTAGGCACAGGAGAACTGACTGTGTCCAATTTTAACTTTGTCACTACGGGTGCAATTACACCAAAGCTTGCTCTAGGGGTTATCACTAACTATGTGCTGAAAGAAGACACTGACCGCATCCTGCTTGAGCAGCCTGGCAGCGGTAAGCTAGAGCTTGAAACTGACTAGACCCACAGGGGGGTTAGGCAATGGCCGACCAAAAGATTACAGCCCTGAATGAGTTGGCTGAATCTGACGTAGCTTCTTCTGATGTTCTGCCTATTGCTGACGTAAGCGCAAGCGAGACCAAAAAAGTCAGCGTA